CAGGGTCTCAAAGCCGTTGTCGAAGTGCATCTTCACCGTTGCAACGTTGATGCGTACTACATTAGCATAGGCCGGTGAGAACAGGTGCTTATACCATTTACCAAGTTCAGGTTCGATCATCTCATTCCTCCTTGCTCTCTTCAAGATACGACTGAACAATAGTTTTCAAGTCTTTCATTTCATTCCTTCTTGATCGGGAATTTTGAGAAGAATTCGTTCCAGATGATGGCCCGAAGGGTGTCACTTATCCCCTGTGCCTGACGTTTTCGCAGGGCGGAGGCGAGCGCCAGCTTCATACCGATCACAGGGTCATATTTGTATTTTGGAATCAGCCACCATGGGCCGTCTTTGTCCAATCTACGGGTTGTAGATGTCAGGTCTTTCGCTCATGATATGCCGTAAGATAACAAGCGAAATTTGTTGGTTTCACCCATGTAGATCTCGCAAATGGTCACGGGCTTACCTGGTATCAACACAATCTGTAGGTTCGGTACATAAAGGGTCACGAATTTGTGTTTCATTTCAGTCTCCTAATCTCTGGGGTCTAATGGATCTGCACCGTTGTGGTACTTTTCCATGCCATTCGCATTGAATTTGTTGGATTGTTTTTGTATCCAGCCGTCCAATGTGTGGTGCTTGATTGTTTTCTGGGTGATGTAATAGGCTTCTCCGAAATATGGGTTGGCTGACACTGCCTGGCCTGAGTAATGGACAACTGAAAATCCGATGTGGGTATTTGATAGACCAAAATGAAGCAAGAAGCTTTGCAAAATTTTGGCCAACAGGTATGGAAGCAGTTCACAATTCTGGTTGCTGATGGTAAAGATTCCGTTGGAATACTGACCAACCAATCCACCTCCTTCGAGTCTCAAATACTCTGCTTCAGGTAGATGGAAGTGGTTGTCTATCGGTACGGAATAACCGTCAGTGACTTCAGCAATTGCCCGGCTGAGCCAGGTGGCTCGTTCAACCGACACACCATGTAGGGTCAAAGAGAAGTTCGTGTGTGATTTTGTAGTTGTCATTAGTACATCCTTTCTGTTAGAATAGAGGAAACGGAGGTTACAATATGGTCGCTAAGAAACCGATGCCGATGCCGATGCCTGGTGGAATGCCGATGGGTGGAGGTGCTCCCAATCAGATGCCACCCGGCTCCCCACCTGCCGCCGCTCAAGGTGGCGAAGGTGGCAGTTCTCCCGAGCAAGTGCGGGCTGCAATTATGACCGTGTTACAAAGAGCCAAAGCACTGGCTGACAAGTTTGGAATTGACCTGAACGAACTGGTTGCCGAACTTGGGGCCGGGCGCGGAAGAGGAACTCCTCCGCCTCCGCCTGGTGGGATGATGCCGCCAGGTGGTGGCATGATGGGTTAGTCCTCGACTTCCAGTTCATCCGTTTCCACATGGTGAACTGCGATGCCCTCGCCATTCAGGGTATTGGTTATGAGTTCGACAATGAAGCCGATACTTTCTTTCCAAGTTTCGGCTTCTTCAATTGTCACAGTGATCGAGATCATTTTAGCTAGTTTTCCTGAACCACAATATGAACTGTTCTCGAGGTATTCTTCTTGTGTTCTCATCTTGATCTCCGCATACGTACTTCCAAAATATAGCCAATGCTTTCCAATTCAGCCTCCAGGTTGGCATACTCATCCGGCGTGGCCTGTTTGGTGACGGCAATGACACTAGTATAGTCTGCTCCACCAAGCTGTCCGACATGCTCATAGCTCATACAATATCTACCTTGTATGTCATCGGGTTCGTTGGGGAAGAAGGCAATGATGCCACCGTTCTTCCACTTGCGAAAGATCACGACAGTCTTAGAGTTTGACATTATGTTTATCCCTTTCTTTGAGCGCGGCCTCATTCTGTTCAATGATCCGCTGTAATTCATTCGGGTGCTTGGCATACAGGTAGCCAACCTGAACGCTGATATACATCAGACCAAATGCCATTGGGTTGGCTTGCAAATCACGCGTGGAATTTGCGACTTGTTCAGCATCGGCCTGTGTGATCTCCCGCTTTTCGTTGTGGCGAATACCTTGCAGTGCCATTTCCTGCACGAGCAGGATGATAATGGGTACGGCTTTGTTGACTGCATCGGGAGTTTCGAAAGTTTTATTCATCTTGATGAACAGATTGAACATGCTTTTGATGACCGAGCCAAACAAATCGGTAACGTTGTAAGTCATTTGTTTTCTCCTTCCTTATTGGTGGCCGTAGCTTGCTTGAAGCGTTGCACCATGTCATTGTACTTTTCAGGGTTGGCACCATAAATTGTGCCAAGCATGAAGGCATCAACGATCAACCTGAAGATGTTCATTTCGTCAGCAAGCTGGAGAAGTTCTTCAATTCGCACGTCACCTTTCGGGTGGTGAAGGCCACAGTTGATGGCTAACAGCATGTACTCATTGAAGTATTCCAAGACAACGTTCTCATTATCCGAGACATACGCAGTGAATTCGCTAACCAAGTCATACAGAGCCAGAACAGATTTATCCATGAGGTTCAATCTCCAATTGCCTTTTGAGTTGTGAGACCATGGCGCCGATCTCACTCATCATCTCAGCGCGTGAAGCCTTGCGCTGGATGGTCATGTACTCCATGCCTAGGTTCGCACAGGCAAGAGAGCGTTTACGATTACCGGCTACCCAGGTTCCGTTGTGGCCGGAGAAGTCAATAGCCAGTCGGTGCTGTACCCCTGGTAAATAGCTGATGACTGCCGGTATGTAATATCCGAACTGCTTACTGATGCGACCACCCACCCACATCATCTTTATTGGGGTGTGGTGCAGTTCTTCCAACACTGACCACAGCGTATAGACCGGGCGCGGAATGGGGGTGGTGGGATGGACGTAAGGTGGTATGTATTTCATAGTTCTGCCTGATCCTTTTCACAGTATGGACACACGACCTGGTCAGCAATGTCTCTGCCGCACTGGACACAAGCACTATCGCCGTTGTCAAAATCGAGGATGACGATTTCCAATTCATCTGGGTTGCTGATCACTTCAGTAACGCCGCCCAAAACTGACACGATTATTCTTTTGCTCATTGTTTACTCCTCTATTTCAACATAGATACCGTCATACAAGTACACTACATTACCCCATGGATCACGTGCGTAGGGCTGGTACAACCCATCTGGGTATCCCGCACCCCACTTGAATGGATACCAGTGACCATCCAGCTTGATGAACCATTGAGTTGTGTAGTAGGTTCCGCCCAACGACTGAAATGTGCGGTCGTTGGCAATAGCACGAATTATGGTCTTGACAGTGCCAGTGTAGTCTGGTTTGGCAGGCGGCTCAGGATGTTCGGGCGTCCAACATTGCCAGCCCCAGCCGATGTTACGGTTCTTTCTGGTGATTTCAATGGTGCGTTTCATTTCAGTTTCTCCTGAATGATCTGTGCTTCCTGCAATAGATAGTCTTCAGTTCCAGGCAAGATGAGTTGAAGCCCGTGTTTTTTCTCTTTCTCTACATAGCAATCAATGGTTGCCTTGGCTTCTTGAATGGCGTAATCCAGATCGAAGTAATTCCAGACACTATCAATTCTGTCGGCGTCTGGATTTGTTTCCGGGTTGCCAGTCCATGTCACCCAGCCGCAGCTTTCGCCACTGATGTATTTGCTGTAAACTGCCACTTCTTCCCGCATGATACCCAGGATAAACTCTTTACGCTTGGATGTCAGCAATTTCCAGCCAAATTCTTTTTGAATTTTCTCTCGGGTAACATAGATGAAGCCAACCAACCCGCTATCCCATTCTGCATGTTGAGCATGACCAATGAATGATCCAGTGCTCATGGATAAGGCACTGTGATCATATAGATACAAGGGTAGATACAGCAGCTGGCCGAGCTTAGATTGAGCTTCCAACCAGTGCATAAATCCAGACGGTGTATCAAGGTAGGGCACTCGTGGTTTATCTCCAATGCGCCGGTCGCCCAGAAGATAGCGGGGGTGATCTGTAACCATCACACCTACATTGTCCCACTGCCGGGGATCTTCTGGATTGTCATCCTGCTCGATAGTCAGGCAGTAACCTTTGTATTCTTCAATATGATAGAAGTTGTACATCATTCCTCCTCTAGTCCAGTGTATATAAATCCCACACGTTATCCACACAACCGAATTTTTCTGTGGCCTTGATCCAAGCAGAGTTCAAGTCTTTTGCATAGACTATTACCAGATAGTGCCACGTGTTATTCTTGAATCGTTTGCATACGAATGGATAGTTCATCATTCCAACGGTTTGAACGGTGGGTTCTCATAGATCACATCATCGTTTAGATATATCCGCAGTATGGGAGACTTGTCCGGGTCACAATCCAGCCGGGACGTGTTGAGTTCCAGAATTGGAGTGCCGTCCTCACTCCAATAGATGAACAGCTCAAGCTTTGGAGTGATCCTCTTGTCTTCTTCATCGGCCAGGTCAGGTGCGTAAAGGTCAAGTGCAAATTCTGTGGGTTTATCAGTCATCTTGTTCTCCTTTCAAATCTCTGATGGCATCCTTCAGCAGGTCTTCAAACTGGTAGTGCGGAACCCGCTGTTTGTGATCATCTTCGATCCAGTTCAGGTGCTTACCGGTAGTGGTGCCCCAAACATTCTTACTAACCGCGATGCCGTGCTTGGGTGATTTGAATGCGATCACTGAATCGTAGCTGAAATACAGGCATAACATTCCTACCTCTACAGCCAGAGTGTGAGCGCCGTAATTGCTGGACGAATAGTTACCATAGTTCCAAATATGAGGAAGAGTAGCCATGTCTCATGTCCTTTCTGATACTAATTGGTTGCAATTTATTATCGCTCGGATTTATGAGTTTCTAATGAGAATCAGATTAGAAAATTTTAATCTTGCTCTGACAATACTTGAAGCAGAGCATCCAGACGATAGCCGCACAGATCCACTAGGTGCATATTGGCTTCATCGAATTGGACAACCACATCCAGCCAATCGAACCCATTCAATTGCAGGTGGGCGTCACGGTAGCGAAATTCATTGAAGTATTCTAGCTCTGCAAGTTCTTCTGTGGTTATGTCAGAGGTGATGATCTCACGCCCGTTCAGGCTGACGTTCTCAAAGCGTTCCAACAAAGCAGACAGGCGTTCACCCTCATCAATTACTTCAATCACATAGCTTATATCCGTGTCCCAATCTATGTGGGCTATCTTGTGATCCTGGATGGTGGTTTGCAGTCCATCCAGGCAAGTGAGAAGTTCTTTACGGGCGGGTATGAAAACCAAAGCATCGACCACAAAATCAACATCGTACATAGCATGAAACACGATCCATTTTTCAGGCATGTTAGTTTCCTTTCAGCAGTTTCGATCTGGGTTCCAAGCGTTTGATCACTTTAACAGCTTCTTCTTTGGTCATCCCGCCCAGGATTTTCACAGCAACATCATTCATTCTAAGTGTGTCCTTGGCTATACGTAGCTGGTGCTTGTCGAATATGTTCAAGTTCATTTTCCCTCCAGCTTAGTGTAATCAGCAGAGATATTTATGTCCGGGATGTGATCGAGCTTAGTCGCCTTGATGTGCTCGGTACTCTGTCCTGTTTTCAAGGTGCGGCTCATCTCTTCGGCTGTGCTATACCCTTAGTAGGGATCGAAGCCGATCAAAAGTTGTTGTGCTTTATCATGGTCAGCCTGTCTTACCATTGGGCGCCAAACGATATCAAACTGTCCGGCTGTGTATTCGAACCAAACATCAATGCCGTGATCGCTGAGATAGGTGGTCATCTTTTTCGGATCATCGTCCTGGCCGTGATGAAACCCGCTTTCATACTCGAACACCTGATCATACGAGTGTTTACGGTGTTCTTTTGGTATTTCAATCGTTGTGTAGCCGGAGAATTTTTGGTTGATTGCATACGGAATAGTGTGGCCTTTGTGCTCATCCATCCAGTCTTGAAGGTCATCTTCAGTGAGACAATCGGCATGGATGTAGCCATCATCATCGATGAAAACACAATCAGGTCGCCAGCCGTAGCTATCAGGTGAAGTGCGGATGATCTCGCCACACGCGGCGCAGCTTGTATATTCATCGGCGAACACAAAATCACCCAGCATTTCCTTAAGTGTATGTTCCAGCCCATCCAATTCATCGGGCACAAGGTATGGGGATGCATCGGAGAATGGGAAGTAACGGTTACTTCCCAAGCGCAGGTCAGTGATCAGGTGATAATTTCTACCTTGATACTTGAGGTTGCTATGATTGTATTGTCTATTTATATTGTGCTCATGGTCAACGGCATGTTGGTACAAGTAATACAAGCCAGCACTCAAGAGTACAAACGTCCATAGGTTATAAATACCATTCCAGCCATCCCACACAGTGAGAAAATCTTTCGTGCCGTGTTCATGGCCGGACGTATGGATGTACTGAGAGATCATACTTTTCTTGAGTGCCTTGCGGATATGGTGTTTCCAGTATTTAGTCATTCGTTCCTCCGGTCGCGTCAGAGGCCTGATGTGCAGCCCCCAAAATTTTAACTGTGTTATAGGCATCCAGCATTTCAGCGAATTTTTCCGGGTCATCCCGCGCCATATAACCAGCGGAAAATATGGTCGTGGCAATCCAAGATACTTCGCTGAAGTGATCAGTGATCAATTCAGAGATTCTTATAGCCCGGTGTGGATCTTCAGCAACGGTCAATGCAGTCATGCTAGAGATCATAAGCAGCATGTGATCCACACACACCTCATTCAACTTTTCAGCGTTGGCTTGGATATGAGCGGTCAACATAGCTACAATCAGATCAGTCAGAGCAATAATTAGTTCCATGTCACACATCCTTTCCGGTTGCGATTGATTTGTTACATTTTAGCGCGGCAAAATGAGAATAACTTTAGAAACAGATTAGAAAATTTTCATTTTTGCTTCGGGTGGGGTGGTGTAGTACGCTAAGAGCCAACAGCCGGATCAGTTCCACTTCAGCAGGCTGGGTTGGCGAGATCTACCAAAAGACGCTCGGCAATACTGACGATCTTTCTAGCTTGGTCACGAGGACTGCCTTGGCATATCAGGCGGGCATACAACTGATAAGTGTTACCGAAGTCACCGTGAATCAGCAAGAACAATCTGGCATGAAGCGCGGTTAGGTGTGTCGGGTTATGGATCAGGATGGAAGTATAAGCGGAGTACATTCTCTTGCTGTCAGTCATGGCAGTCCTTTCGGTAAACGCAAACAGCCCGTAGCAAGTACGGGCTGAGGAAAGCGCGGCTGAGTTATGGTTTCACGTCAAGCTGGGCAAGTTCGGCCTCATCTGGCCAGATGCGCACCTGAACAGTCAAGCTGCCAATCTTGGTAGGCATCTTAGCCTGAAGGACAACGCGGTTATACAAGCGTTGTACATGTGTAGCCTGGGGTTTACCCAGGCGTGGGAAGCGGGCGGAGAGAATAGCATCAGCGGCAGTACCATTGAATCGCATGGTAATAATCCTTTCTGGTAATACATAGGCGCAAAAAAGGCCAGCCTTTTCAGGGGCTGGCCTATGGGAGTAAGACTAGCGTTTCCAGATGTTGAGGTTGCCGGTATAGCCCAGGTCTGCGAGCGCCTGGTACAAGCTGGCGGACACGAGAAGCATATTGCCCTTCTCACCTTTGGACTTGACTAGAGTAACCTTGGTCGGATCAGTCTCGAATTCCAGAGTGACCTTAGTACCAACGACAGAGATCTTGAGATTATCACGTGCCGAAGGTTTTACAGTTTGTGCCATGATATTACCCCTTTCTGGGTGTGACACGACCGCCGAAATGCGACCGATGCCACCATTGTCCCGATCCAATCTGAGCGCCAGATTAAATTTACATTAGCATTTTCTCATAATCAAACTCATCTTCTTTTCAGGTAATGTTCTATGCGTGTAGCTGAATTCAGCCTCGGCTCTTATCTCATTCTCATCCCAGACTTATCCCATTCTAATGAATGGAACAATGCGCATATCCGAACATTTATTAACATGCCAAAATTCAATGGTTGAATTTGTTTACAATCTACTACACGAATGAAAGGTGAGGATAAGATTAGATTATTCTCGATAATATGTTCCAGGACAAATGTTCTATTTCACGGCTAAAAAATTGTGCACAATTCAAGGGGTGGTCGGGCTGGGGTGTGCATTATGCTTTCGATAAGTGTAATTATCGAAACCATGACAGCTAAATGATGTGTCTAAGACTAAGTGGAAGGTTGCGCGGTGTATTGTTATGTGGGGTAGGGTGCTGTAGGGTATTATGTTGTCTGGTATTGTGTGAGGGCAAATGGATTCACTTTCATTTTGTTTTACAAAAATTCTAATCTAAAACTAATGCAAAGATCGAATGAGTTGTTATGATGATGAAAAGGAGTTTGCTATGGCAGAAGCATTGAAAATGGTGCAAAACAGATCTACAGGTGTAAGTGTTATCCTGTGTTTTGCAGAGTGGTTGGAGCAATGGAGTGGAGCTTATGAAGTCAGATGTGAGGCAGAAAAGAGATGGCAGGAGATGATGGAGGAAAAAAAAATAAACCTACCGATCAAGACCATCAATGACATACGTAAGTTGGGCCCGTGCTACGACCCGTCGCGCCATGCGCCGGAGGACTGGACGGGAACCGCGCTGGACGTACTCAAAGCCAAACAGATACCGCCAGCAGATAGACTTTGGGTCGTATTACACGAGGGATGGATTGATGGGCGTATTATGCGGCTATTTGCGGTATGGAATGGCCGCAAGGCGCCATCACTGATTGCCAACCCAGACCCGCGCCGTGTCGCTGTCTGTGATATGGCAGAACGCTTTGCCAATGGATCAGCTACCTCAGGGGAGCTGGCTGAGGCTGAGGTTGCGGCCAGGGCTGCGCAGGTAGCACATTTGATCGAGATGCTGGAGGCGGATTGAGCGACATAACACTATTTATTGTCATCGCAATCGCACTAATCGCGCTGGGCGTATGGGCGCAAATCGACTTGATAGGAGGACGGAATGAATAAATCAGGCACAATCAAGGAGCTGGCAACCGCGCTGGCGAAGGCGCAGAGCGAAATTAAATCAGCGCCCTTCAACGCAACGATCTACTTTAAGAATGGTAAGAAATACTGGATTGATCCAGTAATCAACGTAACGGAAACTGACGAACTTATCTCAATCGAAAATGATTGCTACACCTATGACTTTCCGAAGGTCGAGGTTGATCGCGTCGAATATAACGAGCCAAAAACGGGACATACGATCGACGAGGATTTTGCACACTTTTTGTTATGCAGTGGATACTACGACAAACCAGAGAGCGTTATAGCCTTGTTGCGCGAGGCTGCATGGGATGAGCCGTCCGCAACCATCGCCAGCCTGACCGCCGAGCGTGACGCCGCGCTGAAACGGGCGGAGGCGGCGGAGACTGAAGTTGAATTGCTGCGGAAGGCAGGCGATTATGCCATTGCAGTATTACTTATGCTTGAAGAACGCGTTGCCGGAGAATTTAATATTGAACAACTAAAGACAGCAAGAATACAGTGGGCCGATGCCAGAATTTCCGCCCTCTCCGGCGGTGCGAAATGATCGCACCCTGGTACGCATTAGCTTACGTCGGGCTTGAGCGTGTTGCCTGGAGGCATGGCTATGCCCTTGCTCTGCACGGTTCAATGGCACGTGATCTGGATTTGATTGCCGTTCCCTGGACTGACGATGCCGATGATCCGGACAAGCTCATAGCGGCTTTTGTTCGGTTTGTTGTTGCTAAATCGGGCGTAGAGATAAAACGCCTAGTGCCGATCCGGAAACCACATGGACGGTTGGCGTATGTTGTCCCTATTTCATCTGGAAATAATAACCATTTTTAGACGCGTCAGTAATGCCGAGAGAGGGCGGTGAGGGATGATCTCTTCAAGGTCGGCGAAGAGTATTATGCCGATTTCACTTCTGCAAATCAACCATCAAATTAGCACTTTTACATTGGGCGTCAGCGTGGACACGACATGCTCGACAGTTCCGTAAATCGGATGGAGACGGAGCACAAATCGATACTAGGGATCAGTGTAATCTCCAACCCCGTGCGCGTTTGGCAACTCGGGGACGCCCAAATGTCACCGGCGCGGCTGGCGCATACGCCGGATCGGATTAGACCCGAAAGGAGTAGCCTCCGTAGAGTAACAATGGGTAAAGCCAGCCGAACATCCTGTTTAGCTACGGCGGGGCAACTCGCCGCAGAGCGGCGCAGGATGTTTGCATCTCATGTCACAGCTATGGCTGCAAGTTATACACTCATGCTCCAACGCCGCTGGTTAGATTTCTTGCGAGAGCGTGTGGAAAAACTCAAAGAAGGTCATGCTTGAAGATACACAAAGAACTTACCTTTGAGTACACTGCCAACACAGATCGGATTGGTTTCATGGTTTTGTCCACCTTGGAGTACCCAACATTTCCGGTCGCGGATGTACCTGGTGTCACAGTTGTCCACAGTGAATTGGTTCCAGAATTAGGAATTAGTGTGAACTGGTTGGAATCCGAGCAGTTCAAACCTGTCCGCTGGAACATGGCTATACCCGAGTATGTCTTGCGGGTTGGTCTACATTATGGAAAACTGGTCTTTACCTATGAACAGGTGGAAAGGATATTGAAATGATTGGCTTTCGTTGTTATGTGGATGTCAACTACCATGTTTTCGCTGAATTCTTGAAGAATGGTAGAGTATGTCTCAAGGTTGAATATGGCATAGACAACAACTTTGAGTTCAATTCGGCCCAGGATCTTGGGTACGTGATACGTTTGTGGTTTATTCCGCCTGATTATGTTCATCTGATACAAGATACTCAATTTACACCCAGGATCAGTTTTACAACTGTGGATGAAAATGTGCGCAAAGCCAACGCTGTGGTGTCTGATTATCTGTCACGTGACTTTCCGGTGTCTCCCGAGGAAATGTGTGCCGAGTTTACCGAGATGGCCGAAGAGGTTTTAGCCCTTCTGAACCCCTTGGTGGAGGAAAAAGACAATGAGTGAGTCTGAAATTTGGGCGGCTTGGTTCCATGTTGCTGTGTTTGTTTTTGTTGTTTGCTGGATTTACAAGTGTATTTGCATTTTGATCGACTTTTTGGGGCGTTATGGACATAAAGACTAAGCGAGCATACGCCAAACCGGGTACTGTCACTGTCCCAGCCTTCATGGTTTGGTATCGTGGGGATGATTATGTGTACTTTCTCCATGCAAAAACCCTTTCTGAGGCCCGCACCATCATCAATAATCGCCATGGACGGGTACGAGGCTACACAAATTTGCGATCTCGGCGATTTCATGCCCTTGATGATCGCCCAATTACATACGTGGCATTGGTTGTGCTGGGCTTTGTGTCAAAAAATGCTGAACATGCGGCTAATCAATCACCAATCTGCACGTGTGATCTATGTTTAGGTGGTCAATATGCAAAAGAAAAGTGAAAAGACGTTGGAAGTTGTAGTTGTACTGACCCCGGCGCAAATCGAGTCCATTTTTACTGGCCATCCACGTGAAATGAGCTTCACGCGCAAGCTGATAACCTGGGATTTGCAGGGAAGGCGGCGCCGGATGTCCCGTGCCAAGAAAATAATTGCGGATCGGGACAAAATTGTGGTCATTCCTGACTATCGGCTGGTTCCGGCCTTTGAACTCAAGGCAAAGTAACTGTTACTTCGAAGGATACTTGACTTTTTGTTCTATATGACGTAGAATATAACTAACCTCTGGTGCCCTCCCATCATCAGAGATTGCCTTTTGCAGACTTGCTCCGCCCAAGCAAGTCTGCTTGCTTTATAGAACGATAGTTCGGTATAATGATGTATATGTGGAGGCTGACATGACAAAATTTGTAATGCGTTCCGGCCCGCCATCCCCGGCTGGCCCAGGTCTGATTCCAGGTGTAAAGAGTATCACACTCACGTTGTCTGCCGGAGCAGGGTCTGTACCTTTGCGGGTAGACGCAACTCGGGTTGGCATCTATCCAGCGGCCAGTGCTGCTGGTCGCATTGGTTTGGGTGCTGCGCCGGTTGCTATTGGCACCAAAACAGGCAATGCTGTTGAGACTGATCTTACTCTAGGTATGCCCCTGGTAGATTCTGTGTGGCAGTGGTTTGATTTGTCCCTGACTGAGACTACCACCCTGTATTTTATTGGGGCTGCGGCTGGGGTATTCACTGTCGTGGTGGTGTAAATGAAGACAGTAGCTTTGGTCGGATTTGCCAAAGCCACCAGGGATGCGGTTGCTAAATCCAAGGCAGACGAGATCTGGACAGTTGGCTGGGGCTATGCTTACGATTTTATTCCGCGCATAGACCGTTTGTTCGAGATGCACCCCATTTGGTTGTATCAGATGACAACCAAACCAGCTTACCATGTGCCCCGCCAGCACTGGATGTGGCTGCATCAACCCCGAGATTACCCGGTTTATCTGCTGCGCGAATTGCCGGAAGTGCCGAACAGCATTTCTTATCCCATTCAGGAAGTTACCGACTTCCTATTTGGCAACAAACTAACGAAGGGGGGTGATCCAACCTCTTTCTACTCAGACTCTTTCGATTACATGATGGCATTGGCCATTTATGAGGGGTTTGAGTGCATCGAAATCTACGGATTTGAAATGGGGACGAACACTGAATACCGTTACCAGCGTGAGGGGGCGAACTTATTTGTTGGTTTGGCCATGGGACGAGGCATTCAGGTCAAATTACAATCCAACTCAGCCTTGTTGAGGGGGAGAAAATATGGCTACGAGGGAGGACAAATGATATTCCGTCAGGATTTAGAACACATTTTGGCCGAAGCTGCCGGTAATAAGCGTGACGCTGCGGCCAGATTACAGCACTTGGAAGGTCAAAAACTACAAATGCTGAAGGTTGGCAATGCAGATGCCGACATAGATATCAGGTTGCAGGCTGTCCGGGACGAGGTATTGATGATGTCCTCGGCTGAGCAAACCCTGGTTTATCTCATCCGGGAGATAGATCTGGAAGAACCGCAGTTTGAATTGGAAAATCCTTTGCAGGTAATCAATGCTGAGCCTGGCGCCTAGATCTACAAGTCTTACATTGTGGGATCGAGCGACTGCGCTGACCTTGGCTCCGCGCACAGTAAGTCTGACTTTGGAAGATGGAGGATATATGACGAGCCGCCAGGTATTGGAAACAGATATTCGCCAGGGATTGGATGAGAGTATTCCATACACTCTAACCACCACGCCCTGGGGATCAAGCCCGACTTCTATTGCAGTGACCGCGTGGGATATCACTTATGGTGAGATGACCAACGTATCATCCACGGTCTTGACTGGCACGCCTGCTGCAGTGGGGGACGTGATTACTTTGCCAGTTATGGCTGGCCTGACTGAAAATCATGCTTATCGCGTTGAAGTAAAATTCACTTCAGGTGGCCATATCTTTGAGCCGTACTTCATTGTATTTGCTGAAAGGTAGGTTGCAATGGCCGAAAGACAACGTTGGGCATCAGAAGCCTGGAGCAAAGTCAAAGAAGGAAGCCTGAGTAAATTAGGCTGGCCGGACAGGGCCAAATTGTTGAATGCTGCCAGGAGAAACCGTAAAGAAGTAATGGGCAAACTGAATTTCCTGGCAAATGCCAGCGGAGATCCAGCGACCAAGGCCAAGGCACGGGCGATTGCCAATTACATCAAGAAGCAACTCGATAAGGAAGCATGAGCAAAATTCCCAAGCGCGAGACGATCACATTACCAGATATTCAAGGCACAATAAAGCCATTCCGTTACAAATTTACGGAATGGCTGGATCGTTTCGGCTTTCTGGTCAGGGATGTATGGGACATAGAAAAGGGGGAGTGGTCGGGTACAGGTTGGCTGCAGTTATTCCCAGAGCAGCACCGCTTTTTTGAATTTGCGCTCCAGATGAATAAGGAAAAGCAATTCAAGTATAGCACTGTGCTGTATTCCACAATTAAGAAGAGTGGGAAAACTATTTCAGCGGCAGCCATAGGTTGTTGGTTTGCTGAAGTGGCTCCGCCCGGCACTGAAATTTACGTTATTGCCAATGATCTCGAAAGTTCAGAGGGCCGGGTCATGCGTGACATGAAATACCATGCCAACATACGCGGTTACAATGTAAAGCAGTATGAGATCGTGCTGCCTAATGGAACATTTGTAAAAGCCTTGGCTCAAAGTTACAAAGCTGTTGCGGGTTCGCGTCATGCCTTGGTGCTCTTCGATGAACTATGGGGTATTACCAGTGAAATTACCCGGCGTACTTATGAAGAGATGACGCCAATTGCTACTATTCCATGGTCTCTCAGGTTTATTGCCACGTATGCTGGATTCATCAATGAATCTGATTTGCTGTGGGATTTGTATTTGAATGGTGTTGGTAGAGATGAGCATGAAGATGGGCGCGGCAAACTAATTTACGACATGCTGGACGTGCCAGTATGGGAGAATGGGCGACAGCTTACTTACTGGAACCACGAGCCGCTTTTGCCTTGGCAGGTGCCTACTTATTACGATGAGCAGCGCGAAGCTCTTCGTCCTGCAGCTTATTTGCGCCTGCATGAAAACCGCTGGGTGACAACTCACGAGGAGTTTATACCTGCCGAGTGGTGGACGTATGCAGAAAGTCAGATGCAAGGATCGGCGGAATTGTGGAAAGATCATCCTTACTTTGGCTTCCCAGTGTATATTGGAGTGGACGCCGCACCGAAACGAGATTCCACAGCAGTGACGGGCGTAACTTATGATGAAGCCAAAGGTGTGGTTATTGAGTTATTCCATAAGATATGGACGCCGGTAGAGGGAGTGCAACTGGATCTAGATGAAACGGTCAGTTCCTTTTTGCAGGAGATGTGCAAAATATTTCATGTAGCAGTAATTGGTTACGATCCAGCACACCTTTACCAATTGATGTTGAATTTACAAAAGGCTGGTTATCCGGTAGCTGAGTTTGTCCAGTCGGTTGGCAACATGACCAAGGCCAGCCAGAACTTGTACGACTTGTTGAAGTTCAGGCGCTTCTACACCTATAAGGATGACGAGGCCAGAGCACACATACAGAACACAGTTGCGCAGGCCGAATCCAGTGGCATTCGTATCGTAAAGCATCCAGGATCATTCCGTAAGAAACCGGTGGATTATGCCATTTCGTTGGCTATAGCTGCGTATCTGGCAGTCAAAGGTGGGGGCATCGACATCACAGAGCCGCTGACTGTGGTATCTCCATTCTCTGATATTACCGCCTGGAACAAACCCGGCGATATGCTTGAGCTGCCCTGGCAGTTCAAAACTTAGGAGCTGACATGGTAGACATGATTACAAACAAAGATTTGCAGGATGTTCTATTCAATTTAGGACGGGCAAGCACATTCACCAAAGGCTGGCGGGACAATATCGAACAGTGGCGCCGGTTGTATGACTTCAAACATTATGAATTACAACCATTACCGGGTGAAAGCCAATTCGCTGATCCAACTTACACCAACACAGTGGATTTGGCGGTGGCAATCATCCTGGCCAATCCAATAACTTGGCGGGCTGCACCATGGCGACCAACTGCCAATGCCCAGAAGCTGGCCAGCCAGGTTGAAAAGTTTCTGATTGGGACTGAGGAAGCTAACACCGACCGAAACGGTTATGACCAGGCGTATGAGATCATCTTACATTTCGTGCGGGATGCCGGGGCGGTGTTGTACACCTATTGGGATGACAATATTGCCGCATCCTCGAAGTCAACCGGTGAATTCATTGACACCAATGGGAATGTGGTAGCTGCCACTGTCTATGAAGAATGTCCGCTGCGGATCCAGGTGATCGACCCGATGTCCATAAAAATTTTGGCTGGGGGAAAAGAACGCTGGATGATGGTGGCGCGTGAGGAAAAGCAAACGCTTTACGATATTTACACCCGCTTTGGAGTTTTGCCGCAGCGTTATTCCCATTTGACTGGCGACATTACGGCCCAGCTAACTACCGAAGATATTTTGGTTGATTATTGGGATGTGGCAACGATATCGGATGGGGATGTAAAGAAGCAGGTTGTCCGCAATGGTGTGTTGTTTGGCAACGAATTTATACCGGGTTATGAACTCAAGACAATGAAAAAGTACCGGTCATTGCCATACACCATTGGCTTTTATAAGCCAACCGATCGGTTGGATTCAACGAAATGGGCTGGTATTATTTCTCCTTTGATAGGATCGGTGCGGCATCTGGAGACCAGCATCAACCGCCGTCAACGCCAGATCGACATGTTCTCCAGTATGCCGTTTGTCTCCAAGACTTTGAAAGGCCGGGCAGTGAATGTGGATCCTGGCATGGGCAAAGTGGTGAATTTATCCACTGAGGAAGATTTTGGCTTCCCGGTGTGGCAGGGCAATCCGCCAGACGTGGAAAGACAGATTGATTTCTTCCGTTCCAGGGTGCAGCAGTCTGGTTTCTCGGACGTATTCTATGGTTCTGGCGCCAGTGCCGTGTCTGGTTACGCACTGTCCCAACTTGGAGATCAAAATCGTATCCGATTAGAGCAGCCGGTTACACACCTGGAGCGGTTTTACATGTGGGCGGCACAAAAAATTGTAGAGATCACTCTGGACAACGCTGAACCAGGCTCATACATACGAATGTACGGCAAGGTCAAAGGTGAACCATTTGCCGGGGCGGTGTGTGTCAGTGATCTATCTGGCCAACATATCACCTGTGAGATCGTCCCCGAGTTCCCGAATGAACGGGTGCGAAACCATGCAATGGCCACCCAAGTACGTGGCATTATTTCTGACCATCGCATCATGGAAGATTACCTGCGTGTACAGCAGCCAGATGAGGAATTTGATGTTCGCATGATCGAACAGGCGCAAAACAGCCCAATCATTATGAACTACAACATCCTGCGCAAATTCAAAGAAATGGCGGATGCCGGGGACGAGATGGCGAAGTTAGCTTTAGAGTCCATGCTGCAGAATGGCGTGCCGGGTATTTCCGGTCGTCCGAAAGAACCCAACAATCCTGAGCAAAGTTTGGGTATGCCTAACCGGGCCGAGCCGATGGGCGGCGAACCTACAAATGAAGGTGAACAATTAGCCAATGCTGCACCCAATTTAGCCGGAGGTATTTATGGTTCAGAATTCTAGGTTCGACAAAGCTTTACAGCGGTCGCGCAAGGCTGTTGATATTGCATTTAGCCAGTCTGCCAAGCGCATGGGATTGACACAAGACAAAGACCTGGGCATCTATTCCATGCTGAATTCTGATGATTTCCAGGCGTTGGCCCAGGATTTTGGTGAAACAGATGTGCTACAATACATCCAAGAAATGGAACGCAAGCGTTTGTTAGAGGAGTAAAGACATGCCACAGCCAAAAGAAAATGAAGATATTTATCGTCCAGTCTTACAGCCGCCTCCTCCACCTAAGGCTGTACCCATTTATCCTGTTTATAGAGGACAGCCGAATGTAACACCTAAAGATCTTCCGGCTTATGCTCCGGCAAATCCTTATGTTCCTCCAACTTCTACTCCGCCAACCTCTGGTGGTGGGATGCCGGTCTCCTCTCCTCCTACGGCACCCGCCACCAATCCATTGACCTGGAGCAACAAGTATGGATTACCTGGTGCGCCTGAGTGGTGGAAAGGCATGATGCCAAGCCAGTGGACACCTGAGACAGAAGTGGCGGCCATGGCCAATGCGCTGATTCCCTATCTATCTGCTGAAGATCAACGGCAAATGGGCAGCACATTATCTCGTTTATACCCGGATGCTTTTGGATCTTATTCTCCCGAGCAGACCAAGTATGGCACTACACCTGATCTCACCACAGAGGTCAGTCATTATTTCCAATCCAAGAAACGGGCCGGGGATGTTTTATCTGCATTGGATAAAATCAAGGAAGCGTCCGGCCAGGATGAATCAAAGATGGGGCCGGGGTATCAATACTTGCGGCAGTTAGCCAAGACTATGCAGGACTTTGGGGCGGACGAAGATGATTACCGCATGAGCCGCCGCCAGATCAAAAGTTTGTATGGTGCGCTCGATCCTCTTTTGTCCGAGGCCAAAGGCGAAAAATTGGGAGCTTACGGAGAAATTGCGCGCGGCTTAGCTCAACCGTTTTTCACTGCTGCTGGATTTATGGGCGTCAAAAAGGATGCAAGTGGTAACTGGATATTCGGCGACCCCAATAAAAACTGGTACTAAGAGGTAATTCATGGCCAAAAAATTCTGGGAACAGCCCTGGTATCTTGAGTATCTCGAAGATCTCAAGCGCAAACAAACCAACAAAAAAGATACCAATGAGCTGCTGAAAACCACGATCAATTCCACTGTCAAAAATCCCAATGTTCAGATGGTTCCCAGGCGCGTTGCCAACATCTCACCAGCGCGGACTTACATACAGGCTAAACAAGCCGAGATTGAGCGGATGGTTGGGCCAACCAGGGTGCTACCACGTCCATCTTCAGTG